AGACAAGCGCTATGTATACAACGTCTATGGCCTAGCCTTTGCGTTGACCAAAGTGCTAGTTGAAGATGGCGACCATATCCGTATCGGTCAGGTATATGCAAAGCATCTTGCTCAGTCATTGATTGAGACCAAAGAGACTTTGTCAGCTAACGTGCTTAATCGTGCTTTCAATGCAGCATACCCCGGTGGTGATGGCGTTGAGTTGAACGCAACTAACCACCCTATCGTTAACGGTACTGCCAGCAACTTGCTGACAACTGCCGCTAACTTGTCGCAAACATCTCTTGAGCAAATGCTTATCCAAATCCGTCAGGCAGTGGATAACAACGGCAAGAAGATTCGTTTGGTTCCACGCCAATTGGTTGTGGCTCCGGGCAACATCTTCCAAGCTGAAGTATTGCTGAAGAGCGTATTGCGTTCGGGTACTGCTGACAACGACATCAACCCAGTTAAGTCAATTGGACTGTTGGATGAGGGAGCTGCTGTATTGTCCCGTCTGACTAGTGCAACTGCATTCTGGGTACAAACTGATGCTCCTGAAGGTATGAAGTTGCTGATGAGACGTAAACTTGAAAAGACCATGGAAGGTGATTTCGAGACCGACTCAATGCGCTACAAAGCCACAGAGCGTTACGATGTTGGCTTTACCGACTGGCGTGCTATGTACGGCACACCGGGAGTGTAATAGTTAGTTGTAAATAGTAGTAAATTCTAGGGTTTCGACTCGTTAGACTGTCCTAGCAGACGCATACAAGACTAACGAGTCATTTACTTTGTATGGAGGAAAATAATAATGGGACAAACAACTTTTTCAGGCCCGGTAACATCAAAGGCAGGTTTTAATTCTGATGACACACTAAATTCTACTGATTTAGCATCAGGCTCTTATAATTTAACAGACTTTACTGTACGCCCTGCTGTAACCTATACAGGCACGGTAGCAGCTTTAGTAGGCGCAGTAAATCAACGCACAGCGGGTGTTTCAGGTGGTAACATTTTCGGATGTTATGCTCAAACATCATTTTCTAATAACCCAACAAGCACACTAACAGGTTTAAACACTGCTGTTTATGGCGTGGTTGACTGTGGTTCTAGCACATCTATTGGAGCAGCTTACGGAGCAGTTTTTGATTTTGCGCAATTTGCAGGAACAAGAGCTTCAGCACCAAAAGCATTTATAGGGTTCGGTGAAGAATCTTCTGCAACTAATCCTTGTTTAAATTTACTTGAAGTTGGTAGAACTGGCAAAAATGTGGCTGCAGGTTTAGCAGTTACAGCAGGAACAGCATCTACCCCTGCAGGTCAAATTAGAGTTTTAGTAAATGGTTCTATTCGTTATATCCAATTATATTCAACCTCAATATAATGACTGAACACGATATACAAGAAAGACTTAAATCTTTGGACGCCCAACGTATTCAAATGGAAGCAAATCTAAATGCAATAGGTGGGGCTATCCAAGAGTGCCATTTTTGGTTAGCAAAGTTCAGTCAATAACGAAAAAGGAAAATAAAATGGGTCAATTTAAACCGATGGTAAAAATGGAGACCACAGAGCCTTCAGTAATACTGAAACTCAAAAGTGGTGGTCATGTGAACATGAAGAAGGGTGGTAGCACCTCTCATGGTCATAAAGCAATGGGTAGGGCTGACGGCGGTATCATGGACGCACTAGCTGGAACACCGTCACTTGTTGGTCGTCCTGCTATGGCGGCTCCAGTCCAAAAGATTGGCAAGCCATCCATGTCAGCACGTCGTAAGGCAATGATGGCTAAGCCAGCAATGTCAATGGCACCTGTTATGAAAGAAGGTGGCAAGGCTGATATGGCTGAAGACAAAGCTATGGTCAAGAAAGCCTTCAAGCAACACGACGCTCAGCAACATAAGAACGGTAAGGGAACTAAATTGGCGCTTAAAAAAGGCGGCAAGATGGCTACTGGTGGAGTCGTTCTTGGTAATGGTGGCGGTTACAAGACTGGTGGCGTTGTCCTAGGCAATGGCGGTGGTTACAAAGATGGTGGTATGGCTTGCGCTACTGGTGGAGTTGCCTTGGGTAACGGTGGTGGCTACAAAAAAGGGGGTAAGACCTCAAAAAAAGCCTACGCGGCGGGGGGTACTGTTAATTCAGGCAAACCTGTCGCGATGCCTCAAGGTAGCAAGAAGCCACAATCACCTGTAAGCATCAGCAAGCTAGCTGGTACCTACAAGAAGGGTGGTAGAGCAACTCCTGCTGAGAAACGCGAAGAGTCTGCATTCAATTCAGAGAATGCTACTGCTATGCGTCAATCTAAGGCTGATAGTAACCTGAAGTATGGAAAGGGTGGAGCCGTTACCGAAAGGGATTTGGAGCTTATGGAAACAATTGGCGACCCATATTCTATTGAAATGAGGAAATCAAGGCTAAGCGATGAAGAAGCCAGAAGAATGGCTGAAATGCGACCACCAAAGGGACACGCGGCGGAAGCCAATCGTATCCGTCAAGCCTTACAGGCCACAGGTACTGGCTCTATTTCTGATGCTGAGACCAAAGGTTATGAAGACCATTATGCTAGGGAGAAAGCTGAAAATGAGGCTGATGCTCAGGCTATGCGAGACATGATGATGTACCTACCTAACAAGGCTGCTGATTTATTTCATAAGCTACATGGGCAAGGTTCTGTCACAGAAGCAGAGCGTGAAGCTACTCGCACTATCGCACCTGTAAAGCCGTAAAGTAACAAAATAGATGGGGGGTTCGCCCCCCACTTATCACTGGAGGTAGAATGAGTACACTAACAAATGTTTTCTCAGCTAACAGCAGTTCTACTGGGACTATTTACGCTGGCGCAACAAACCTTGCTGGGTATCAGATTCTGTCTGGTGGAACAGCTGGAAATATAGTTTTTCGTGATGGAGGTTCTGGTGGAACCGTTTTGTTGACAATAAGCATTGCCACCACAGCCAATCCGTTTGCAAATCAAATCCCCGGAAACGGAATTAGATTTAATACAGACATTCATGTGACGCTACCAGCAAGTGCGTCAGTAACTGTTTTCTGCGGATAATGCCAAGCAAATCACCATCTCAGCACAAACTTATGGCGGCTGTCGCACATAACCCTGCGTTCGCCAAGAAGGTGGGCATTCCTACAAAAGTGGGAAAGGAGTTTACCAAAGCTGACGAAGGTAAGAAATTTAAAGGGGGCGGTTTATATGAAAACATTCATCGCAAACAGCAAAGAATTGCTGATGGCTCTGGTGAACGTATGCGTAAGGTTGGTTCAAAAGGTGCCCCAACTGCTGAATCATTTAAGAAGTCAGCCAAAATAATAAAAAGATAGTACCAAAAGGTCATGTAAGGTACAATAATAAAACAAGCACTTGGTAAATTTAAATGGCTTACTCAGGCACAGTTGGCACAACGGTAATCAATGTTCAGAAGCTCATAGACCATGGGGCTAGGCGTTGTGGAAAGTTGGCTGAGGAGCTGACCTCTGAGCAAGTTCTATCAGCTCGTGAATCCCTGTACTTCTTCCTATCTAGCCTGATTAATATCGGCATCCAATACTGGGCTATAAACAAAGAGGTTATAGGACTAACCCCAAACCGTTACATATACAACCTACCCAAAGGCTCAGTTGATGCCTTGAATGTGCTGTACCGCACCATGGAACGCCCAACAGGGCAATATACTACCTCTGCTGGTGGTGTAGTAGCCAATGTGTACGATGGTGACACTTCAACCTTCTGCGTACAGAACTCAGCGAATGGCAACATCGCAGTCAATTACGGCACAAACAATCCTCAGTACATTGGCTCTATAGGAATACTCCCTTATGTGGCTGGAGGCGGTAGTGCTGTATTGAACTATGTATACGAATTCTCTACAGATGGCAGTACATGGAACAACCTTTACACTGGAACTGACGTAGCAGTCTCAGACAATGAGTGGGTATGGCAAGATATAGACCCCGGACAGAATGTTTTGTACTATCGGATGAGGGCTACAGGCGGTACTACGTTGAGCCTGAGAGAGCTGTATTTTGGCAATAACAGCACAGAGCTACAAATGTCACGACTCAACCGTGACGACTACACTAACCTACCCAACAAGAATTTCACAGCCAATCAGCCATTCCAATACTGGTTCGATAGGACAATACCTTTGCCTACCGTGTATCTTTGGCCTACCCCATCAGATGCCTTCGTGCAGATGACAGTGTGGTACTCACGCCAGATAGAGGACGTTGGCGCTCTCACAGACGAACTAGAGATACCTCAGCGTTGGTACGAGGCTGTCTTGATGAACCTGTCTCACAGGATGAGCCTAGAACTACCACAGGTGGGCTTGGATAGGATTCAGTACCTAGAGAAAATGGCAGTTCAATATCTTAATGAGGCTGAGCAGGAGGAGCGCGACAAGTCGCCTATCTACTGGGCTCCCAATATTTCAGTGTATACACGCTAATGCCCATCTTCATGGACACGCGTGGTCTCACATCCTTAGCGATAGGGGTATGTGACCGCTGTAAAATGAAGAGGGCGTTTGTAACGCTAGGGCCTGACCCCAACTTCCCCGGACTTCGGGTATGCGAGGAAGGGTGCAAGGATAACTTCGACCCCTATCGCTTACCAGCACGTAAGACAGAACGTATTAATTTAAGGTTCCCACGCCCAGACGTTAGTGTGGCGCTTGACCCTAATGCACTTGTTACTACTGGCAATGCACAGCTTGTTATTTCTCCAGAACAGAACACGCAAACGCCTGAAAATAATGGTAATCTTGATAACTTAAATCTGAGTCCCTAAATATGGCAAATGTGCAAATAACCGACCTTCCCTCCGCAGGAGCTATTACTGGCACCGAGGCTGTACCTATCGTACAGAATGGGGTGACAGTACAGACTACTACGTCGGCAATATCATCCTCCCCTAACCAAACACAGACCTTCTTAACTGTAAACGCAGAGGCTACTCTAGCTAACAGTAGATACGTTGGAG